AGATGGGATAACTGGACCACATTTTAGCCGCTTCGATGACGGCTTCCATGCGTTCGCCTTCCGAAAGCGCGTTGAAGTGTATGATTCCATCGTCGAAGCGTTTGGTTGATTCTCTGAACCATTCGCCATCCAGGCTCATTCGCTGCCGTTTCAATCGCTTAAAGAATGCGTTCCGCCGCGTCTCAGAAACGCCCAGCGCGTCGGCCAGTGCAGCGCCACCAAGAAAGCCGGTTGGCGAATCGGGGGTGAATGCGCGAGGTCCGTCTTGCGGAATATGCGGTTGAAGAATAAACTGAACAAGCGTGTCGATTCCCTCACTGGCGAATGCGCGTTACGCGCAGCAACGGAGTGCCGCACAGATGCCGCTAGCGCAAATCGGTGAAGCCGTACAGGCCGCGAACAAAATTCTGGACCAATCCTCCCAATATGGGTATCTCGGTTACGCGCTGGCGGTGGTTTATCTCACCATGATTAGTGGACTCGGCCTGCACTTCTGGAAGGTGGTGCTGCCTGAGCGTGACTCGCGAATCAAGGCGACGCAGTCAATGAGTGAATGCCTGGCGACGCTGAGTCAGCAGTCGATCAAGACTACGGCTGTCTTGGAAGCTCAGGAAGAACTGCTACAGAAGCTGGACGGCCGTTTATCCACGATTGAAAGCACCGTCGAGCAGCGTCGCTGCGAGTGGCGCGAAGCCAATCTGCCAAGGCGCACGTCATCGGCTCACACGTGAGTTTGCCATGTCACATCGTCGCACGAACAGCAATAAACACCCGGCATGGAATATCCTCGGCATTCTGGTCGTCGGGTTGCTGGGCTTAGCCTTCTCGCACCTCATGTACGAAAACGGTGCGGACCCGCTCAAAGACGGATTGCTTATTGGTTTGATCGCTGGTCTCACTAAACTTTGGGACAGGTTTTCGTGATGGACGCGCTGCTGTCTGTAATCGCACTAATAGCATCATTTCTCTCGGCAGCGCTAGTGTGGTACGCGGGCGAAGACGAATTGGAGAGGCAGTGCTTCGAGAGAAGCGTGAAGCGAAGACCGAATTGCGAGGGTGAATGACATGTCTGGCTATAGATGGTTGGCGGCAGCAAGCGCCGCTGTGGCATTGATTAGCGTGGGAGCGGTGGCGAGCACAGTGTCGCCGGTAGTTTACGGCGCGGGCGAACTGACGGGAGCCGGGCAGGTCGGCATCGGCATCGGATCACTGACCGCGATTGGCTCGGTAATCTCTTTCATCGTCTCAATTTTCAAAAGCGGGGGGGGGCAGGCACTGGTTACCGACGCGACGGAATTGCTCGGACCTATCGTGAAGGGTGAATCGAACGTGGCTCAATCGGCGGTGCGAGTGTCGCTGTTCATTCTTCAGATTGATCGCGCGCAACGCGGCGACACCGAAGGGTTGAAGATGGTGCAAGACCTGTCCGCGAGAATCCTCATCGCGCCGAAAGAGTCAGAGAGAAGATGAGTTTGATGGCGTGACGCAACAGGACAACAACATGAATCATCCGCGAATCAAGCTGGGAGTCGATGATCGCTTTCTGGCGTTCGTGCTGGCGTTGCTGCTGATCGGTTGCGTCGGCCAGCCTGGCCAAAAAGCACGCGACAACAAGCCGTCATCTTCGCTGGAGCAGATCGCCTACGAGTCGTTCCAGAAGCGCGATGCACTCCGCTCGGAAAAACTGATGGCGGTGGCAGATCGCATCAAATCCGGCGAGTTGAAATACGACGGCCCGATCCAGAAGGCTATCGAGGAAGCTGGCGCGCAGGCCTCACAGGAAACGTGGAAACCTGTCGCTGAAAAGCTGCAACAACTGCTAGGCGGCGGCGAAAAGCTCGATGCCGCGAAGGCCGAGCAAGCCGTCAGAGACATCGCCAGAGGAGCAGCGAGGGCCTCAAAATGAACCGCAGCTTGGTGGCGGAAAGAATAGTGTTCGTTGGTCTCCATCGCATGAGCGACGGCGCAACATTCCTGTTCCAGCTAGATGACTGCGAAGAATCACTGCGAGCATTGCGCCAGACGCTCGGCGATATGGCGATGAACGGCGAACTGAAATGGAAAGAAGCCGTGGACGTGGTCAATGCCGCAAGCCGTGAATTGGCGGAATGCGTACTCGACGATTGCGGCGACGAGGACGACTACGACGACGAGTGCGACGAAGAATACGATGACGAGCGTGAGGACGAGTACGAATGAGTGACTGGCTCGGACTGATAATCGACGAGCGGCACGAGGCGACAATCAACTCGTTCGAGGCCGTGCCGCCGCTGTTTGGCGCTGGCGATAACGTGCCGGACGAGTGGTATCCGTCGCTTGTTGTCGAGAATCAAGGACGTACCAACTCATGCGCGGGGCATTCGCTAGCGCTGGCGTTTTCGCACGCGAACTACGTGGAAACCTTGGAAGTCAGGCGATTCTCGCGACGATTCGCGTACATCACCTCGCAAATCGAGGGGGGCTTCGCGGGACGCGACCAGGGAACTTCAATCACGAGCACGCTCGACGCCAGCGTGAAATATGGTTGCTGCTTGGAGGAGGATTGTCAGTTCACGGAACGCTACAGCACGACCATTGACGCTCGCGCTTACGATATCGCGGCGCAGCACAAACACTTGGGCGATAGGCGCTATGACTGCCGAGATTACGCGACAGCCATCAATTGGCTCACGGATCGGCGCTGCATCATTATCGGCACGAAATGGATGGAGAATCAGAACTGGTGCAACGGGATTGAAGACCTGAAAACCGGTAGCGGCGGAAGATTCCAAGGCTATCACGCGAGACTGCTGATAGGCTTCCGCAAACACGATGGCGCGTTGTGCCCGGTTGTTCAAAACTCTCACGGCAAGGATTGGGGCATGAACGGTCGCGCAATCATCACGCCTGATCTGTGGGAATGGTGGAGAAAAGACCCGAATTTCTTCGCGCTGGGATTCGGAAGGATCAACGAGGTGCAGCCGCGTCGTCTCTCGTGGATGATCTCGAACATTGGCGACCGCTGCTGACACCTCGCTTCCCGCCAGAAATCTTCGGCGTCCAAAAAAAATTTTGGGTGGGGGGGGCATAACACGGAGGGGCAGGAGATGTTGAATTACGACAAGCAACAAGCGGCCTCCGCTGCCGTATCGGAATTGAATCGCGAAGGGTTGCTGCGCGCGACTTCCGACGAGGATAAACAACGCGCGGCATACGCTATCTTCGACATGCTGCATGAATGGTCCGCAGAGAACATGCCTTACGGAGCGAACGCAGAGATCAGTGAGAGGTATATCAACAAGGGTCTGCAAGCCGTTCGAGTCAAGGCCAACCGGATGGCTCGCGAACAGCCGCAAGAACTGGAGCAGAAGTACGGCGTCGATCCGATCACGATTCTTTCCGTCATTGGCGCGCTGTTCTCGATTGTCGGCTGGTTGATTCGGTGGCTCAGAGGAGAGGTATGAACCGCGACGATCCTCGCTGGCGTGAGATTACGAGTTGCGTGTTGGAGTGGGCACTATTGGTTGCTTTGGCGTTGTTATTGTTGTCGTTCGGATGCGTTCAAAATCGCGGGGGATAGCCATGAGCACACGTCTGTTCCTGCTGAAGCTGGTGGCGATGTTGGCCGCGTTGATCGCAGGCGGTTGCATCGCGCCGATTCACCGTCCGTCCGATGACGTGGAGCCGAAGCCACCAATCGACGACGTAGGCCAGCTAGAACCGAGCACAATCGCCGTCAGCATGTCGTCGGACGACTTCGCAAACGTCGTGCGGTGGTTCGGCGAATCGAACAGCATCACGCTCCACGAACCGCTCAAAGTCTCGCACGACAAAGTGTCGCTCGATTTTCCGGCCAACACGCACGCGCATTACACGACCAACGACGCCGAGGTAGTGATCACGTTTGACAAGCCGTACCCTGTCGTGAAAGCCGGTCTAGCAAAGCTGATCGGCGGAGTGTCATTGAGGTCCGTGAAGATCAACGCCGACGGCAGCGGAGAGGCAGGCACAATACTCGGCAACTTCGGATTCCGATGGAACGAGGAAGTCGCGGGAGTGGCCGATCTGCCCGAAGTGTATCTCTACGTTACGTCGGGCTGTCCCGCCTGCGAGGTCGCGAAACGGGAACTCGAAAAGGCTACCGACCTGCCGTTCAAGGTGATCGTGAAAGATACCGCTCCGTCTTGGGTCACGATGTATCCGACGCTGCACTGGCAGGTTAGCGGCGACGACTGGCGATACCGCGTGGGCTGGGACGGCGTTCCAAGGTTCGTCGAAATTTGGAAGAAAAGCAGGGCTGCGCATCTTGCCAACCTTACCAACCTTACCACCCCTGCCGCCGCCCGCCCAGGGTCCTTCACTAGGGAAAAAGCCCAGACTACCGCAGGGAACCGTCACAAATAGCAGCAGAGTTTGTTTTGCTTGTCTGACCGAGGCTGTGCATGAAGATCGAGCATTGGAAGATCTGTGACGTGACGCCATACGCTGGCAACCCAAGGCTTAACGACGATGCCGTTGACGCTGTTGCTGCGAGTCTGAAGGAGTTTGGATTCCGCCAGCCCATAGTGTTAGACGGCAACGGTGTCATCATCTGCGGACACACGCGCTACAAGGCAGCGCTCAAGCTCGGCTTGGAGAAAGTGCCAGTCCATGTCGCCAAAGACCTGACGCCGGAGCAGATCAAGGCGTATCGCATCGCGGACAACCAGACGGCATCGCTAGCCACCTGGAACTACGACCTACTACCGATCGAGTTGAATAGCGCTTTACAAACCGACATCGATTCAGAACTGCGCGAACTGCTCCAGGCTCTACTTCCAGAAAACAGGTACGAATTGAGGCAGCTTGAAACGAAACCGCCATGTCGTATGACCTGGGTATTGATTGGCATACCGACCGTCCGTTACGGTGAGATTGCCGCCCAAGTGGAAACGCTGGCGCAACTTCCAGGAATCGTGTGCGAAACGACGAGCAACGATGACTATCAACAAAAAAACAGACAACAGTAACATGCGAGCCAAGCTGGAGTTGAGGCGGTACTTTTTGCGTAAGTACCATGCCGATGGACGAGCGCGCGTGCTTGATTGTTGCCAAGGTTCCGGGCTGATCTGGAACACCCTGCGGCAAGAATTTGATCTGGATAGCTATTGGGGCGTGGACCTAAAACCAAAGCGCGGCCGGCTTAAAATAGATAGCACCCGTATTCTGTCACAACCAGGCTGGACTCAAAATGTCATCGATATAGACACTTACGGAAGTCCATGGAAACACTGGACAGGGATGTTACCGAACGTCACGCAGCCAACCACTGTATTTCTGACAGTTGGCCAAATCACTAAGGGGAAAGTTGGGAGTGTTGACAACATTAGCTTGCGCGCCGCCGGTCTGGTGTTCCCGACTTTGCGCTTGCCCGCAGCCTTTCATGTCAAGCTGGCTGATATTTTTCCAAGTTATTGCCTTGCAATAAGTTGCGATCATGACATAATCATCACGGAAGCGGTAGAGGCAGTCTCTACTGGCAGCGCTCGCTATTTCGGTGTCCGCCTGAGACCAACTCACAGTTAAGAGGGATTGTAGTCCATGCCTAATCAAATCAATCTCGAGATCGGCAGCCGGGGCATAGAATGGTGCGATGAAACGCGCAATCCCATCGGTGGTTGTTTGCATGATTGCAAGTGGCAAATGCCGGATGGCACGGTGGCCGGCTGTTACGCGAAGAAGCTAGCTGAGCAAGGCGAGGCAGCGTCTGCTTATCCGCATGGGTTTGCCTATCATTACTGGCGCCCGAATGCGGTGAAACAGCTGACGCAGGGCAAAGAGCCGCTCCTGATTTTCGTGGACTCCATGTCAGACATGTTTGCAGCCAATGTCCCGGAAGAGCAGGTCGGCGTTATTCTTGACGCGATCGCGAAAGCGCCGCACCATACCTATCAGTGTCTGACGAAGGCAGCGCCACAACTGCTCAAATACGTAGACCAGATGCCACCCAATCTTTGGGTCGGTGTTTCCTCGCCGCCTGATTTTTTTATGGGGAAACGTCTCTCTCATCATCAGCAGCAAGCGATGCTGCGTCGTAGTTTGGAAGTCCTCGCAGAGGTGAAGCATCGCACCAAGAACATAGTATGGATGAGTGCCGAGCCTGTTTCATGGGACCTCACGTCTGTTATAGATACCTCGCACCCGCTCGACTGGATCGTGATCGGTGCTGCAAGCAATGGGCCTCGGTATTTCCAGCCGGACCATAACCATGTACGCAATTTGCTTGCCGTGATGGACGAGACGAAAACCCCTGTGTTTTTCAAGGGGAACTTGCGCCAGTTGTTCAAAGACCATGACTTGGGACGGCCAGAGTTGAACCGCTGGCGCGAAGACTTCCCGATGACGTATTGGGATCATCGTCCTATTCCAGCAGTCGCCAGGAGGCAGCAGCTGTGCAGGGTATACGGCTGGACACAGAGTCGAGACGTGAGAGGAGTCGGCGTTGCTCAATCTTAGTGCTATGCCTTTGGCAGTTTTGACTGATCTCGAAGATGTGCAGGCCCCGTCCGCTGAGGCGACCCCCAAAATCGCAATTGCATGACCGGAGATGCTGTCAATCCGAATGCCTTAAGCGTGGCGCAAGTAGTTCGTTTGCTGGCCACCGCCGGGCTCGAAGCGCCGGTCACGGAGGAGATGATCCGGGCCGACATAGCCGATGGTGCGCCGGTAAACGCGGACGGTACAATCAACCTAGTGCATTATTGCGCGTGGCTTTTGAAGGAAATGGCGCGTGGCGAGTGACCCGCGGCGAATGCGACAGAGCGAACTCTGCCGCCTGTTGAACTCGACGCCATTAGGCGAAGCGACCAGCGAGCGGCAGATATACCGATTACGCTTGCGGTTCGGACGCCATATCGGCGATGGCAAATATGTTGATCTGCTGCGGTTGATAGCGAAACTTATTGAAAGTCGCCACGCGCCGAAACCTGAGCCGAAGGGTGATCCCTACGAGAAGCTGAAAGAGCGAGCACGCGCGCGGAACGTGGCGCTAGCAATCGCTGGCCGTGATATCGGCGAACTGCCTGGCGTCGTGAATCCTGAGCGAAAGGCGCGAGCGGCGGCAGACTTCCGCTTCTTCTGCGAGTCGTACTTCCCGCAGACGTTCCATTTGCCGTGGTCGCCGGACCACTTGAAGGTAATTGCCAAGATCGAGCAGGCCGTGTTGCGCGGCGGCCTGTTCGCGATGGCGATGCCGCGTGGCAGCGGGAAATCTTCGGTCAGTGAGTGTGCCTGCATCTGGGCCGTGCTCTACGGTCATCGTGAGTTCGTGGTACTGATCGGCGCGAGCGAGATTCACGCGGAGGAGATGCTTGGCTCGATCAAGATGGAACTCGACGGCAACGACCTGTTGCTCGAAGACTTCCCAGAGGTCATTTATCCGATCCAGCGCTTGGATGGCATCGCCAATCGCTGTAGCGGCCAGCTATACAAGGGAGAGCGCACGCACATCGCGTGGACATCGAAAGAGATCGTGCTGCCGACAATCGCAGGCTCGAAGGCGTCGGGCGCGATCATCAAGGTTGCCGGTATCACTGGCCGCATCCGTGGCATGAAATACAAGCGCGCCGATGGCGTGGCTGTTCGACCGTCATTGGTTGTTCTCGACGATCCGCAGACGGACGAATCGGCTCGGTCGCTGTCGCAGTGCGCAACGCGCGAAAGCATTCTTGCTGGCGCGGTGCTGGGCCTCGCTGGTCCCGGCAAGAAGATCAGCGGAATCATGCCTTGCACGGTCATCCGTCCTGGTGACATGGCCGACAACATCCTCGACCGCGACAAGCATCCAGAATGGAACGGCGAGCGCACGAAGATGGTCTACTCGTTCCCGACCAACGAGAAGCTCTGGCAGCGCTACGCGGAGATTCGCGCCGACAGCCTGCGCCGAGAGCATCACGGCGAGGAGGCGACTGAGTTCTATCGAGCCAATCGCGAAGCGATGGATGAAGGCGCGGTAGTCGCATGGCCGGAGCGATTCAACCATGACGAGCTATCGGCCATTCAGCACGCGATGAATTTGAAGTTGCAGGACGAGGTCGCGTTCTTCGCGGAATATCAGAACGAGCCGATTGTTGTGCGTGCGGAAAGCGAAGGACTGCTCACCGCCGACGAGATCGCTTCCAAAACGAACGGACTGAAGCGCGGCTGTGTGCCGTTGAGCGCGACCATACTGACCGGTTTCATAGACGTGCAGCAAAAGGCGCTTTTCTGGATGGTCTGCGCGTTCGCAGAGGACTTCACTGGCGCGATCGTGGACTACGGCACGTATCCAGAGCAGCATCGAAACTACTTCACGCTCGCAAACCTTACGGAGACAATTCAGTCAAGGCACGCATCTGGTGGGATTGAGGCGGCCATCACGGCGGCATTGGCCACTCTGGAAACGCAACTCATGTCGCGCGAATGGGAGCGGGAAGACGGGGCTGCGATGCACATTGATCGGCTGCTGATAGACTCTGGTTGGGGCGAGCACACGGAGTTGGTCTACGAGCACTGCCGCCGTAGCCAGTATTCTGCGAATGTGCGCCCCTCGAAGGGGCGCAGCGTAACCAGTAGCTCCAAGCCGATTGATGAGTGGGAGCGGCAAGCAGGCATGAGGGTTGGACCCGGTTGGGCGGAGCGCGCGATACCAAATATGCAACGCTCGCGGCTAATCCATTACGATACAAACAAATGGAAGTCGTTCGCGCAAGCGCGACTAAGTACGCCAGTCGGCGACCGCACGTCGCTGACCCTTTTCGGAAGAGACCCGCACCAGCACATATTGCTTGCGGACCACCTAACGTCGGAAATAAGGGACCGCAAAACGAGCGAGCGCACCGGCCGCACCGTTGAAGAGTGGCGATTGCCGGCGCATAGACCGGACAACCACTGGCTCGACTGTCTTGTAGGCTGCTGCGTCGCCGCGAGCTACCAAGGAGCGAGCACGATAACGAAGACGAAGGCAGTGAAAGCGAAAGAACGTAGAACGCTCGCCGAGATCGCGGGCGGCATTCCGTCGCGTGCGTAGGAGTCATCGGATGACTGAGCAGCCGAGCGACCAAAGGCCAAGCCTATCGCAACTGGCCGCGCAAGCGGAGTCTGACCCCTGGGCGTGTCCGCGCTGCGGCTGTCGCATGTGGCGCGTCGTGAATACTTACGGGTGCAAGACGGACAGAAGCATCCATCGCCGTCGCATCTGCCGACATTGCCACCACGTGAGAATATCCGTCGAGACGATGCGGCCAGAGTAGTGCGAAACCATCATATCAGTGCCATAAGTGGCATAACGATCGTGCTCATCTTGTGCGACATGATGCCGCGCATTAGAAACGGCATCATGGACGACGATTTGAGAGAAAAGATCGTAAACGCCGTGGATACGCCGCAGTTCGTGGGCGTGGACGGGCAGCAAGTCGCGCAGCGGCCTATCAAGGACATCATCGAGGCCGACCAATATCTGGCCGCAAAGGCCGCGCAGACCAATAAGCGGCCTGGCTTCGGCATGTCGTTTCAGAAAATCATTCCGCCCGGCGGAGGCTGACAGCGCATGAAGTCGGTCCTATACGACCAGAATGGTCAACCGCTGCGGAACGGCACGAGTCCTCGCAAGGAACTGTACGAGTCTCTGGCCACTCGAATGCCTGTACGCACGCGGCAAATTAGCGCGAGCTACGACGCCGCCCGCGATTCTGATGAGTTTCGCAATTACTGGGCGAACGCCGACTCGCTGGACGCCGATTCGGCGAATAGCCGAGCAGTCCGCGCGAAGCTGGTCCCGCGATCACGATACGAGGTCGCCAACAACGGCTTTGCGGACGGCATAGTCCAGACGTATGCCACGGACCTGGTTGGTATTGGTCCGTCGCTCCGCATGAAATCCGCTGACCTCGCGCTGAATCAGCAAACCGAGGTGCAGTGGAAGCGCTGGGCGAAAGCCACGCAGCTTCGGCGCAAGCTGTGGTGCATGGCGCACGCGAAAGTTCAGGACGGCGAGGCATTCGCGATTATCCGCTCGAATCCGAGGATAAACCACGGAGTAAAGCTGGACTTGGTGCTGATCGAAACAGAGCAGTGCCATACGCCTAATCTGCCGACCAATGTCGATGGATATATCGACGGAATCAAGTTCGACGAGTTCGGCAATGCGGAGTGGTACGACGTTCTGAAGTACCATCCCGGAAGTCACAGCACGTTGCTATTCACGAGAGAAACCGAGCGCATTCCCGCGCGTTACATGCTGCATTGGTTTCTGCTGAGGCGGCCTGGCCAGCATCGTGCAGTTCCTGAGTTCCGATCCACATTGCAGGTCGGGGCTGCGTCTCGGCGGTGGCGAGAGGCCACCATTGCCGCCGCCGAGACAGCCGCCGATATCTCGATTCTGCTGAAAACAAACTTGCCGCCGGACGGCACGGCTGACCAAATTGCGGCGCTGTCGTCTGTCGAATTCAAGAAGCGCATGATGACAGCCGCACCGATGGGCTGGGACGCTGGGCAGATGAAGGCTGAGCATCCCAACGCGACCTACGAGAGCTTCAACAAGGCTCTGATCAACGAGCAGGCTCGCCCAAAATCCATGCCGTATAACAAAGCGGCATGTGACAGCAGTTCGTACAACTACAGTTCAGGCCGACTTGACCACGGCACGTATTACGGCGCGCTTGATGTCGAGCGCGAGGACGGGAACGACCTAGTTCTCGATCCGATGTTCGCGGTGTGGTGGCAGGAAGCCGTTCTAGCATTCGGCTGGGACGCGAACCCCGACGAACCGCCAGATCACCAATGGGACTGGCCGAAGCATCCGATTGCCGACGTTGAGTCGGAAGCCAATGCGATCAACACGAGCCTGCGGAACGGCAGCAAGTCTCTGAGTCGCGTATACTCGGAGCAAGGCATTGATTTCGAGGAAGAGGTAGTCCAGATGTCGAAGGACTTCGGCATCTCGGTCGATCAGATGCGGCAGAGGTTGCTCGAATGCCTCTTGCCTACTACGGCACAGCCTATGCCAAGTAGTGACACGTGAAAACGAATGCCACTAATGTCAATAAGCATGGATTGCAATTGAGGCAGGATGTGCAATGGCTATAAGTCGCGCCATGAGCGATGCAATGCACAATCAGGAAATCAATGCCGAAGTCGCAGACGCGGAGTGTGTGACGCTTACTGCGGACGTTGAACTCGCCGCCGCAGCCGCCGACTCGAAGGGGCCGCGTGCCTTTTCCATTATGGCGTATACCGGCGGCAAGATTGAGGTCAACGGATTCGATCTGCCTGTCGTGGTGGACCTGAAGGGGCTTACAAGCGCGAAATCCGTGGTCGCAAACTTGTTCCACGATAGAACCAAGATCGTGGGACATGTCACAGAGAAGCAGAACGACGGCAGAACTCTGCGGCTCAGCGGCCTGATCTCTGGTGCTGGAGAGGCGCCGGCGGAGCTTATTGCATCGCACGATAATGGCTTCCCGTGGCAGGCAAGTATCGAGGCTAATAATCTCAAGATGGTGCGCATACCTCCCGGCAAGTCCGTGGAGGTGAATGGCCAGGTCTTCGATGGGCCGGTTCTGATTGCAAGAAAAGCACGCTTGCGAGGCGTGGCTTTTGTTCCACAAGGCGCAGACGAAAACACGTCCGTCAAAATCGCCGCCGGAGCGAAATCCGGTAATGTTCAACAGAAAGGTGATAACATGAGCTTCGACCAGTGGATCGAATCACTCGGACTTGAGGCGGCGGAACTCAGCGACAAGCAAAAGAGCTTGCTGAGAGCGAAGTACGACGCGGAGATCAAGGCCGGCGCAAAGCAGAACGAAGAGACTTCCGAGGAGGGACAGTTCGACCTTGATGAAATCAAGGCCGCTGCGGCGCAGTATATGGCCGACCTTGAGGCCGTTTTCGCGAAGCACGAAGACTCGGTCGGCGACCACAGGAAGTTCGCAGAGGTCAAGGCGGCTGCGATCAAAAAGTCGCGTGAACTCAAGGCACAGGCCATCGACGAACGTTGGCCGTCTACTCGGCTCGAAGTCGAGGCCGTCAAGGCGCTCAGTGCCGCCGAGCTAGAGCTTGTGCGTGCGGAGCGACCTGTTGGGCCGATGATTCGAGCGAGCACGCGAGACATGAGCGGCAAGGTCATCGAGGCGGCACTGTGCCAAAGCCTCTCGCTGCCCGGACACGAGAAGGAGTACGATGAACAAACGCTGCAAGCGGCGCACACGGCGTTTCGCGGCAGGCTTGGTCTGCAACAGTTGTTGATTCTCGCTGCCGCCGCGAACGGCTACGACGCGCAGCCGGGTGAGCGAGTCAACAGCGGCAACATTCGGACGGTGCTGAAGCACGCGCTCGCCATCGAGGCCGCTGGGCCGTCGTCGCTGTCGTTGCCCGGCATCCTGTCGAACGTCGCGAACAAGGAGCTATTGGCTGGCTACCAAGAAGAAGATCAGGTGTGGCGAGAAATCGCGACGATCAAGTCGGTCAGTGATTTCAAGGCTGTGACCTCGTATCGCCTGCTGGACAACTTCGAGTACGAAGAGATCGGGCAGAACGGCCAGATCAAGCACGGCACGCTAGGCGAGGAGTCCTACACTCGCCAGGCACGCACCTACGCGAAGATGTTCTCGTTGAGTCGAACGGATATCATCAACGACGACCTCGGCGCGTTCGACGATCTGCGCACCCGACTCGGTCGCGGTGCTTCGCAGAAGTTCAACCGCATCTTCTGGTCCACGTTCGTGAACAACGGATCGTTCTTCACTGCGGAACGCACCAACTACATCTCCGGCGCTAACACTGCGTTGCAGACCGATGGAGTTGGTCTGGGGCTCGCGGTGCGGCAGATGCGCAAGATGACCAGCCCGTCTGCGGATGGCAATAAGCGCGTTGGTGCTGGCGTTACGCCTAAGCTGCTGCTTGTTCCGCCTGAGTTGGAGGCGACGGCGGAGATGCTGTATAAGGCCACGAACCTTGCGTCGGTGAAGGCGTCTGATGCCAACATCTACGCGAACAAGTACCGCCCGGTTGTCGCGTGGCAGCTTAGCGATCCTGACTATACCGGATCGTCTAGCACGGCCTGGTATCTGCTGAGCGATGTGATCCGCCCGATGGTCGTGAGCTTCCTGAATGGCGTGCAAGCGCCGACCGTTGAATCCGCGGATGCCGATTTCGATACGCTCGGAGTTCTTTTCCGTGGCTATCACGACTTCGGTTGTGATCTCGCGGAATACCTCTGCGGAGTCAAGAGCAAGGGTGCGGCCTAGTTAGAGCAAAACATAACACGAGGGATTTATTATGGCGCAAGCAACTTTTCGTAATGGATGCCCGCTGTTCGTGGACTATACGCCGTCAGGCTCAAGCGTCTCGGCTGGCGATGTGGTGGTCATCGGAGACAGCACGTTCATCGCGCACGCGGACATTCCGAATGGCAGGAAGGGTGCGTTGGCCGCAAGCGGCGGAGTGTACCGCGTTGTCGCTGGCGGAGCTATCGCGCAGGGGAAAAAGGCGTACTGGGACAGTTCCGCCCATAAGGTTGTTGCTGCCTCGGAAGGCAATACACCAATCGGGTTTGTTGCCCCCGGTAGTTCTGCCGCCGCTGATGGCGACGTGATCGAAGTGATCCATCTGCCATGACCTCAGTGATAGATATGCAGCTATCCGCTGCATTGGATACCGTTCGCAAGATGAAAGGTCGCCAGGTCGTATATTATCCCGGCGACACGCTCAACGATCCGATCACGATTTACGATGCGGTTGTCGGGGCGCTGAAGACCTTTCATCGAGATCAGCAAGTTGTCGAGGCGCGCGATTTTCTGATCAAGGCGTCGGTTCTGGTGGACAGAGACGGCAACCAGGTCGTTCCCGTCGCTGGCCACAGAATTCACGAGGAGCAGGATGGATTGCTCCGCATATACGAGGTGGCGGCGGAAGAAGACCAGCCGTTTTGGCGTTGGTCTGATCCGTCGAACACCACGCGCAGGATTCACACCATCTTCATCAAGAGTGAAAGGTTGTAAGAGTGCCAGGTGGAGCGGCTGACATTGATAGCCTATGCGACGCAATAGCAGCGCAGTTGAACTCCCAGACGTGGGAGATTGGCTTCACCGCAGTCGTTGATGACACCCCGTATTACACCACGGAGGAACTGGAGGATTTGCGAGTCACGATACTGCCGTTCGGGTTGGCGTGGGACGTACATACTCGCACGGCGGACAAGCTGATCCATACGGTCGAGATTAGTTTCCAGAAGAAGGGGCCGCCGCAGCCGCCACCGCCAGACGTTGACCCACTGATTGACATGTCGCGTTCGCTCAGAAGGTTGCAACGCGACGTAGCGATGTACCTCAGGAAACCCGCCAACCGGACGCCGCCAATGTACCCGCACGCCATGCTGCTCAACATCAAGGACGGCAAACAGAACATGACCGATTCGGTGCGTTCGGAGACGGAGCACAAACCTCTGTATTCCGCAGCCATACTGGGAAAGGAGCGAACGTTTATCGGAGTGCTGCACCTAACTTACGTGGAGACCGTGGGGCATTGATATGGCAGCAATCGAGCCGCCCAAAATTCGCGTCGCAATCCGCAACTTCTTCGACAAGGAAGCGGTAATAGCGCGTCTACCGCCGGCCACTCGAAAAGCCATGTCGAAAGCTGGGGCGTACATTAGGTCGGATGCGATCCGAGCCATCAGCAGATATGGCGAGAAAAAGCAGAAAGTGAGCGTAGTTGACGAGAAAAAGCGGCCAATCTTGGTGCGCGGCAAGCGCAAGACTGTTCAGCTAAAGATTAAGGCGAGCAGCAAGCCGGGCGAGCCGCCAAGAAGCCAGACAGGACAACTAAAGAAGTTCATTTACAGTTCATACGATCAGAACACTAACAGCGTGGTCATCGGGCCGTCGGCGCTCAACAAGCCGGGCAAAGCGCCAAGGGTGCTAGAGTATGGAGGCACGACGACCATGATGATAAGGTATAGGCAGGTTGACGACGACACCGTGATGAAGCTATCGAAGCCGATAAAAGCAAAGGTCAAGATCGAAAAGCGGCCATACATGGGACCGGCGCTTGAGCGCAACATGAGCGTGGTTGCCGAGGTGTGGAAGAACGCCATCACTTGATACAGAGGGTCAACATGACGGACCTGAAACCTCTTCACGACAGGGCTAGCGCCATTGCTGCAACGTCTCAACACCGGCTCTGCTCGGTTACGGCTGGAGAACTGGCGGAGCTTGTGCAGCAGACTGCTGGCAAACTTCCGAAGGCGGATGCCGAGGGGGCGTCGCAGATTCTCGATACTCACGCCGCGCTTTCCGCCGCAAGCCAGAATGCGCCACAGACGGTGTGTCGCGTTGCGGCTGCGGCGGTCTTGTCCCTGACAACCTTGCTGTTCGGGACACCGATCACGACCTCCAAGAAAGAACCTGGAAAACCCGCGAATCCGGCGACGTGAGCCGGTTGCAGATAACCACGAGCAATAAGGGGCCGAGCTATGGCATATTCAGCAGGACTGTTTGATAAGCTCTACCGCAACACCGGCACTTACAATACGCCGGTTCTTGTTGAAATTGACATCGTCAGTGATGTCAAAATCCCGGATGAGCGGAGCGAGATTACTGGCAAGCTGCGAGCCAACGACCACGAAGCGGTTCTGACTGGTCAGCGGAAGCTCGGATTCGAGTTCAAGCTGGCGACCGATCCCACGAACGCGAACTGGACTGCATTGCAGTCGGCGTATTTGAATCACACCACGGTCGAGCTATTTGCGTTCTACCATTACGTGGACAACGCTGGCCAGCCGGGCACGGGGAGCAAGGCGATCCGGGCGATCTGTGAGGTCGTCGCGTTTCCAATGGAACAACCGCTGGAGGATTTGGACGCCGGTGATGTCGTGTGCAAGCCTTCGCTGAATGCAGACCACGCACCGAGCATCTACACCGTGGCATAGCCTATGCGGATCGTAACGCTAGAGCGACCAATTGCGATCAACATAACAGTTGGTCGGGCACTCAGGCTCAAAGAACTAGGATTGCTGGACATTCTGGCAATACCTGGTGATGTGAAGCAGCTAACTGACGTGCTTGCTGACCCGATGCTGTTTACGCGCGTGCTGTGGGAATGCACGGATCAGAACGGCATGACCTTCGAGGCGTTCGCGGCATTGTTTACCGCGAGCGATCTGGAGCAGATGGGGGAGGCGTTCACGCGTGAAGTGATTGATTTTTTCCCAGAACCGATTCGCAACCTGTTCGCGAACGCAATCGACCAACAAGAGCAGGATCAAGCGACCCCTGGCAGCAGCTTTGGAGACTCGCGGGACTCATCGGCGTCGATCCGAGACCTTTCACATTACGCCAACTCGACGATATGGGTTACGGCAGGCAGCGAGCGGAATGGACGCGGCATTCACACATGATGGCGTTGATCGCTAACATTCACCGCGACCGCAAAAAACAGAGGCGGCCATTCAAGCCGAACGACTTCAACCCATATCGTGACCCACCACCGCCGATGACTGAAGAGCAGCGAGCCGCTTGGCAGGCGCGGAAGATCGCAATTGCCGAGTCTCTTGTTGCTAATCACGCGAGGCGGTGATGCCATAACGGAGGCGCGGACATGCCGGGGAAATCAGAGGCCATTCGCGCGGGCGGCGCTTTCGTTGAGCTATTCGCCGACAAGAGCAAGCTGATAAAAGGACTGAAGTCAGCAGGCGAATCGGTGGAGAAGTGGGGATCGACCATCCAAAAAGCGGGCCTCGGCATGATGGCTGGGGCAACTGCAATGGGCGCTCCGCTGGCCGCGTCTATTGTTACATTCGCGCGCACCGGATCGGAATTGTCTGATATTTCCGCGCGCACTGGCGTGAGCGTTGAGTCGTTTCAGCGTCTCGCTTATGCCGCCGGCCAATCCGGTGTATCGCAAGGTGCGCTAGAAAAATCTCTGACGAAGCTACAGAAGAACCTCAGTGCTGCTGCCTCAGGAAGCAAGCAGGCCGCCGCATCCTTCTCGAAGATCGGCCTCGACGCAAACGAACTGATCGAGATGGCCCCGGAGCAGCAGTTCGCCGCTATTGGTGACGCACTCGCGAACATTCGCAATCCATCGCTGCGCACGGCTGCCGCGCTGGAGATATTCGGTCGGTCTGGAAATGTCCTGCTCACGATGTTTGAGCGTGGCTCGGCGTCGATGCTCGAACTGATGGATCGCTTCGATCAGCTTGGCTTGGTCATGTCCACTTCCGATGCGCAAGCAGCGGACCTTCTGGGAGATCACTTTGAGGACGTAGGCCGTATTGCCAAAAGAACGAGCCAGATCATTGGTGCTGCCTTAGCTCCAGCCGCTCAGACGCTAACAGATGAGCTAATCAGTGTGGCTGTCGCGGCAAATCAGTGGATTAGCGAGAACCCTGGCGTTGTCACATCGGTTGTCGGGATTACTGGTGCTGTTGGTGCTGCCGGAGCGGCGACTATCGGCCTGGGCTATTCAATGAAGTTCGCTGGCGACGCGATGCAGGTTCTCGCGCGTCAGCTTCCATTGCTTAGTGCTCCGGTTCTTGTGTCAGGCGGCATTGCTGGTCTCGGCTACATGCTGGTGACGCAGACCGAGATCGGCAAGGGTGCGCTTCAGTCGCTGCTTACGACGTTTCCGGGGATAGCGACCACCGCCGAGCAGAGCTTTACCCATATCGTCGATGCGATGCGCGACTTGGGCGATACGGCATGGACCACATGGCATGGCATCACTGATGCGGTCGCGGCTGGCGACCTTGCATTGGCTGGCGAGGTCGCGATGGCCGGCCTGAATGCGGTCTGGCAAGCAGGCGCTCGCGAGATTAGCGACATCTGGACTGTAACCACCACCGCACTGCTGCAAACTTGGAACACGGTTAGTAGCGCAATGTCGAAGGTTGGAGAATACGCGACAGCCTTTCTAACTAGGCTATGGATTGATGCGGCCAGCGCAATTATGGATGCCTGGGACGCCGCCGTTCGCGTAATTATGTGGGGTCAGGAACACGCTGCATCACTATTCATTGATGTTGGCTATGGCTTGGGCATCTTTTCTGGCAGCAAGGAGGACGCCAAGGCCGCGCTGCGAGACCAATATAGCCAGAAGAACGCGGAGCGAGATCGAGCACAGGCTGAGCGCAATGCGGCATTTGAGCAGTCACGCCAAGCAGCGCGCGAGAACCTGGAAGCTGGGCTGCAAGGAATTGAGCAAGGACGGCAGAAGCGAGCGGCTGAACTCCAAGCGTCTCAAGACGCAGCCATAATCGCGAGCGAGAACAAAAAGAACGCGGCGCGCGCGAAGCTCGACGAACTGCGAGCACAAGCTGCGGACGAAAAGAAAAAAGCGCTCGAGAAAAAAGACGCAGGCAAAGAGGCAGGCGATAACGAAGCAGGCGACGGCACGGAAGCAGGCGCGGGCTTGCCGACCGAAGCGGCGCTCTCTGAGCGTGATGCTGGCACGACAAGCGGGCTGGTCGCGAATCTGAATCGCGGGGCAATCGCATCGCCGATTGATCGACTTGTCGAGGCTCTCGAAAACAACACGGCGGCACTAGAGCAGCAGTATCAGAATTCTCCGGGCTTGATGGAGGATTCCGTTGAGGAAGAACTAGCCGCGCTACAGATGCCAGCGTTCGAGGATTATCTTGCACCTTACGCGCCATCGGTGGCCAGCGCGGAGACTGGAGGACAAGACCCCGTCTTCGCCGAGATCAGGGATATACTGATTCGGTTGGATCAGCACGTTGCTGAGACAGGAACACTAACGGCTTAGAAATCATGGCGATACGAGTAGAAGAGACATACGATTCGCGCAGCGTAAACGGCTCGCTCGATCCGAACCAGCGCAGCATCGAACTGGAGTTCCTGGTTTGGGACGACACGACTCCGCCAGTAGACACCGATCCGGTGACGCTTGGCAACGCTGTTGCAGCGCGGCTGGCAGACCCGCCGTATGGCGATCCGCTTTACGGCCTGCACTTGCAATCAATCAGCTTGCGGGAGCTCACGAACTTCTGTTCCGTGGCGACCGTGCGTTACGGTGTCTCATCGCCGCCGAGCGCGCAGCAGATCAAGTTCGGATTCTCCACGGCTGGCGGTACAGAGAATATCACGCATTCGATGGCCACCATCGCAGCTTACGCAGCGACTGGCTACTACGCGCCGGATTACGGCCAAGCGATCAACGTCACGAAGAGCGGAATAAAGGGCACGTCGCGCATCGTGCCGCAGCTTGCGTTCTGGGTCACTGGATATTTTGATCCGGCTGACTGGACGGCGGCCACGTGGCTCAACCTGACCGATCTAGCGGGCTGCTGGAATCTCTACGAGTGGCACGGCTGGCCACCAAAATACGTGCTGTTTGAGCACGCGGAAGCGCCGGAAATTGTGCTCGGTGAGCCGGAGCTAGTGCCGGTGAAATTCTACTTTAAGGCTCGCAGACCTGAGGTCGTGGCCAATGCTCCCGGCATATCATTTATCAAAGACCCGTGGGACTATGTTTGGACGGACTTCGTCCCGGTAGCCGACAATTCCGCGAAGGCGATGGGGCAAGCGGTCAGAGCAGTGTACCGCGAGCAAATATATGCTGGAGCGGACTTCGCGTTGCTTGGGCTTGGGAGCTAGCGCGCATGGTCGATCTGCCGTACTTCAGTCCTGGGGATCGCCGCCCGCGTTCCGCAAGCCAACTGAACGCGATGATCGCAGCGGCACGCGAACACAAGGCATATCACGAGCCTTCGCCGCAGTTGTTTGCGTCAGCGCCCGATCTGATACAGGTCGTCAACAACACTGGCTACGACCTCGACCGATACGCGATTGTTGGATTGAGCGCGCCAGTCTTCGACACGGCGGAATCGCCGCTTACGCTGGAGTCCTTCTTGCGCGATCCGGTGATGATTGGTGAGCCGCCGGGAAACGATCATCGAGGCCGATTCGCTATCTTGGAAGAGCCAGTCCTTGCGGGACAGATTGCGAGAGCTCGCGCGACTGGGCTTGCACTCTGCCTGGTGTCGTCGGATGTGGAGACCGGGGATTACGTCGATGTAGATGAGAGCGGGCGTATTGCCGAAAACGTTCTTGATTGGGTCCCGAACGGATCGGCACATGTGCTGTGGTGCGGGGCGGCTGCTGGCTTGTCGGAAGATACGAAGCTCGCCGTTGTGCGACTGCTATCGTATCCCGGCCCGCAACTGCTGAGCGGGCGTTTGGCGGCTGACCTTGATGCGGCAGCTGATCCTGAGTGTGGTCCGAGCGAGGGCATACTAGAAGTCTTGAGGTGGTCTGATTCAGAGTGTGGCGCTGTGTGGACTGGAAAGTTCGTCTTTTTCCGCAATCGCGATCTGGACGCCTCGGCGGCGAAGGGGACATACGCACGCATTGGCTGGGACCATGAGTTGCGTGAGTGGGGGCTGGTGTGGCTAGGCTGCTCGGATGACGGCGGCACTAGCGACGAATGATGTCGCGCAGCGTTGGGGGCCGACGGATGCCAAGGCAATGTCAATATCGAGGCGAGCCGCGTGAGGAAATTGTGTGTCCTCCGTGCAGTCGAGGGCGGAATCGCAACAGTCATGTGCAAGCGTATGTGTGCTTGCATCCGCAACTGTCGGGCCGCCTGTGCACGGAGCACAAGATAGCGCGTGCCTCAAAGGCAGAGGGCGTTGCTCCGCGTGCATGTAGTCTGTGCGATCTCAAGACGCCGATCATTACACCCGTGGAGCAGTGCATACACCGTGGCCAGCGGCTTTCGCTTGGTGATCAAGAGCTATATGAGTGCTTGTCGCCGCGCCGAAGGCATCATCCTGTATGCACGCTGGAATCGGTGACGGTCTACGATGGCGCGCTAACGGTGCTGTCATGTGAACGCTGCAAAGCACGGGAATAGATCATGGGCCGGCCAAACGATTGCAGTTGCCACTGTGAAAGCTCGTCGAGTTCGTCGCCGAGTAGCTCGCCCAGTAGCTCTTCTCCGAGCAGCAGTTCATCGCCGTCGAGTAGTTCGCGGAGTAGCTCGTCGCGGAGCAGTTCATCTCCGAGCAGTTCGTTGAGTAGCTCCCTGTCGAGTAGTTCGCGGTCGAGCAGTTCATCGCTCAGCAGTTCCTCACCGAGTAGCTCCTCGCAGAGTAGCAGTTCTTCGCTGAGCAGTAGTTCCTCGTCGAGTAGCTCCTCGCCCAGTAGTTCGTCATCGAGTAGTTCTTCGCTGAGTAGCAGTTCGTCACCGAGTAGCTCTTCTCCGAGTGGCTCATCGCAGAGCGGCTCTTCTCAGAGCAGTTCTTATCCGAGCGGCTCTTCGCTGAGTTCGTCGTCGTTTGGTAGCTCCTCATCGAGCAGTTCTTCTCTGAGCAGTTCTTCGCCGTCGAGTTCTTCGTCGAGCAGTTCGCCGAGTAGCTCGATGCCGAGCAGTTCCTTGTCTAGCAGTTCGCATAGCAGTTCCTCGCTGAGCAGTTCTTCGCAAAGTAGCTCCTCGTCGAGTTCGCCGTCGAGTAGCTCGCCATCGAGCAGTTCGCCGAGTAGTTCCGCGTCCAGTTCGCCGTCGAGTAGTTCTTCTCCGAGCGGTTCTTCGTCGATTTCCTCGTCGAGCAGTTCTATTCCGAGCAGTTCGTCCGCTAGTAGCTCATCACTGAGTAGCTCACTGTCGAGTAGCTCTCCGAGTAGTTCGCCGTCGAGTTCGTCGCAAAGTTCCTCGTCGAGTTCTTCGCCTAGTTCATCCGATAGCAGTTCGTCCGCTAGTAGTTCCTCGCTGAGTTCGTCGCAGAGTAGCTCGTCGCCGAGCAGTTCTTCTCATGGAAGTTCTTCGCAGAGTAGTTCTTCGCCGAGTTCTTCTCAGAGTAGTTCATCGCAGAGCAGCAGTTCCTCACAGAGCGGCTCGCCGAGCAGTTCCTCGTCGAGTTCGCCATCGAGCAGTTCATCGCCTAGCAGTTCCTCGTCGAGTTCGTCTCCGAGCAGTAGTTCGCCGTCGAGTAGTTCTTCTCCGAGCAGCAGTTCTTCGCCGTCGAGCGGCTCATCTTCGAGTAGCTCTTCGCTGTCGAGTAGTTCGTCGCCTAGCAGTTCGTCCGCTAGCAGTTCTTCGCTGGCGAGTTCCTCGCAGAGTTCGTCATCGAGCAGTTTGTCGCAGAGCGGCTCGTCGCAGGGCAGTTCTCTGGCTGGCAGTTCATCCGTTAGCGGCTCTTCTCAGGGCGGTTCATCGCAAAGCAGTTCCTCGTCGAGCGGTTCGTCGCAGAGTTCGTCATCGAGTTCCTCGTCGAGCGCGAGCGAAGCCATGACCTGTCCCGATTTCGGCGCGACGATGTACGGCACGATTGTGGGCTGCGGGTCGAACGTGCTGGGGAGCTTTCAGATTCAAAACTGCGTGCACGCCTACAACCTCCATCCAGAGCTACAACAGTTGCGATTCTGTTGTAACGGCAGTAGCTATACTGCGGAGGCGTGGACCGGGGTGCTGGCGAGTTATTCCGTAGGCACAGTGGTTTCCGTGAATACTAACCCGCTCGAAATCTGCTTTGAGTTTCGGCAACAGTATCCAGGTCCGCCGAATTTGTTCGCAGGCTGCGAAGTCTTGACGATATGTTTCACGCTTTGACCGATTGCAGTGAATTGCCTGGACGATTACGCGAAATCTGCGAGGGGCGGAGTGGTCTGCCGCGCGCGACGGAGAACGCCTATCGCACGCGGTGGGGTCTGCCGCCGCTGCCTGAGGCGGGCGTAGAATGGACGCTTCCTGCGGGGCAACTGGTTTGCGGAGTGACAACAGCGCCGCGACCTGAGAACACGAGCTATCTGGGCCGTTGCGTGGAATCTCTGGTGCGTGCTGGTGCTACCGATGTTCGCATATTCGCCGAGCCTGAAAGCTATCTGGGCGACGTAATCAATAAGACGCACGTAACAGTAGTCCAGCGTCCTTATCGTTTCGGTGCGTGGTACAACTGGCTGGCGATGGCCAATCAGCTATTGGACGAGTCCTCGGCCCCGATGATTATGACGGTGCAGGACGACACCGTATTCGCGACCGATGCTTTACGCTACGCCGCCGATCACTGGTGCGAACTTCTCGACGTGGGCTTTCTCAGTCTCTACACGCCGAAGCATTATCAGGTGAAGTGGCTCGTGAAGCGCGGTGACAGAGCGTTGCGGCACGCGGCTACTGAGGAAGAGGCGGCGCGCTTCGCGGCCAAGCTGCCGGGCGGATACCACGAGAAATACACATGGCCCGAAGGCATCAACAGGATTCGCACGCGAGCTTTGTGGGGCACATGTGCCGTGATATTCCCGCGCGAGGTGCTTCGTCAGGCGATCAATACGCGGATTGCTGCCAGATGGAAAGGGGTTGCCAGTAAGCGCAAAAGGGAGCGAGAGCCTTGGGAAATCGCCAACGTGGACACGGCTATCGGGCGCATGATGAATCAGTTGCGGCGCAGCATGTATTTCGTCAATCCCGCGATGGCGCAGCATATTGCCGACGTGTCTGCAATCGGGCATGGCGGGCGTGGCGGTCGGCGTGAAGCGATGCGCGTTGTGAAAGAGCTTGAGGGCGTCTGATAATGAAGATTGTTTTCGCGACGCGGTCGTTATATCCCAAAGGCGTCAGCGAGTCGCGACGGAGTATATGTGAGGCCGTCACGATAAGGTCATTGACTTCACAGACTGACCAATCCTTTGAGTGGTGGATCAGAACGGATGAGCCGACGCGGTTCGCATCCTGCGGGCTACAGGTCTCCACGTGCAAGAACTTCAAGAGTCTCGTTGACTCCCAGACTACGCCGTTCGTCATGTTCCGCCTGGACGACGATGACGCTGTTAGTACCGACTTTGTCGCGCGTGTACGCGGGTTTCTTGCGTCTAACGATCTATCGCGTCCGCTGCTTTCGTTTCCTTGCGGATACGCGCTCTGGCGACGGCAAGTGCGGCAGATGACGCATCCGACGAACATGTTCATTGGTCGCGTCAACGGCAACATCTTCGACAGAAACCATAATCATTGGCCGAAAAGGTTGTTTCACTTCATCGACACAAAACCGGCCTGGTTGTGGGTGCGTCATGCTGAGTCGGCGTCGGCTGGCGGTAGATTGCCCGGCGTTCGCGTTCTAACCAAGCTGCCGATCTGGCGGCGCTTTGGCATTGATTGGGCTGTTGCTTTGAGCGCCAGCGACGGCGGTCGTCAAGGTGAATCGGTGTCTGATTCGGAATTGCTGTAATGAGCGTCACGATCAATCTTCGAGAACGCCAAGCTCCGTGCGATCCGCCGCGAGGCCGCCAACGTTATTGACCGATGTTGGGAAGTCGGATAACCTGTCGGTATGGCAAAGAATCCACAGAAACAACTCAAGGACCTGGTCGCCAGACGTATTCGCGAACTGCGACTTCGGCGAGGAATGACGCAAAGCCAGCTTGGAGAGCACATCGGCTCAGCAAAACCGCATGTGAGCGAGTTAGAGAACGGCAAGACCAGCCCTGGCATCGGCTTGCTGGCAAAGCTCGCAGCCGCATTACAAGTCGAACCAGCCGACCTGCTCCGCGAGGGCTGATGATCGCGGCGACCACAACGAAAACCGCTATGCAGTGCTTTTCGATATAGTAACGGAGGCGATACAGTGAGCATCGAGGCAGAATCCGGCCTATCCGTGGTTGCGCTCAGGGACCACTTGAAGGCGCTATTCGCGCAGCCTGGCGCGCCGACACAATCCGAGGTGGCCAAAAGAGCGGGAATTACCCGCGAAAATCTCAATAGAATCATCAACGGACGCCAGCGCCCAACGCTGGATCACGCGGCAGCAATCGCGCTGGCGACCGGGACAACGCTTTCCAGAATTTTGAGAAATTCTGAAAAAAGATCGCTCGCTCAGGCTTGACAAACTGTGAAGTTTGGGTCACAAAACCGCCCCTGAAAATGGCTCGCCTCGTTAGCCATTGGTTGGTAGAGCGTTGTCCGACGGAGTGACACTGTGGCAACCATGCTGTTGAAACCAAGGAAGCTGCGGCCTACTCGGCTGGTTGCGAAGATCGTCGTCTTGTTCCGCGAAAGTGGTCTCGGCGACGAAGCGATTGGCCAAGCTATCGGTCGTGCTGCGTCGAGGTACGACCTGAGCGATGAACACCTGCTTGCGAAGCTAGCGTTCGGGTCGCTCGACTCCGTGCAGATCAGCGGATCAGTCGTCTGCTGCCGCTGTCGGCGGCGGATTTCAACGATCCCGTGCGTCGGCTGTCGCTGTGATGGTGTGCAGCCGCCGTTCTGGAACTACCAGCCGCAGAACTGTTCGAGGAACGAGCAAGAGCGTACACCGATGGTGTATCGCGCACCGCGTTTGCGAGGGGTTAGATGACTGACACATCAACACAAGGTCAAGATTCACGGGCCGCCGCGCCATATATGACGCTCGCGGACGCGAGGCAACGCGAGACAGAAGCATGGATGGCGATGGTGGCTGCCGAGAAGCGGCTACACCAGTCGGAGCTATGGAAGGAGTATGCCAAAAGGGAGGACGAGTGGTTCGCGGCTCATCAATTGGTCGCGGCCATGCGGCTGGCAAATAACAGGGAAGCGCCGAGCAAATGAGATGAGCGCGTCAAGGTCAAATGAAGACATAATCATCACCGAGTCGGTAGTCGAGTTGGCCGCATGGATCGTCAACGCGCGGCATACTCGACTTGCGGAGGTTGTCGCCCGCCTGAGACGCGAGTTGATGGCGGTTTATCTGCGAGGTGTTTCAGACGGGAAACGTATGCGGAAGCAAGATGCCGATGATGGTTCGCCGCGTTCCACGGCAGGGACTCCCAACACGGATGTTGGGACGGAGTGAGGAAGTATTTTCCGGCGGCGAATCTTATCTATGAAAGAAAGGAATCTTATGTTGGTGCTAACGCGAAGAGAGCAGCAGTCCATCAACCTGCGGTGCGGGGACGAGTTGATCGAGATTTACGTGCTGTGGGCTGCTGGTGGCCGCGCCAAAATCGGAGTCAAAGCGGACGGCAGGTGGAATATCGCCCGCAAGGAAGTGGACAGGTACACAAGCGGGAAGATTCAAGCCGGACCGGAAGACGTGGCCGACCTGGGCCGGAGGACATCATGCGAGGGTTGAAAGTCGCCAGTCCGAACGATCCGGCATGGCGTGAGGCTCGTTATACCGGGATCGGCGCAAGCGAAGCCGCCGCTGCGTGCGGAGTCTCAGAGTACGAGACGCCGCTGCACATCTACATGAAGAAGCGCGGCGACCTGCCGGAGAGCGAAGAAACGCAGTCGATGCGGCTCGGTCGTCGGCTAGAGCCAATCGTCGTTGAAGAGTTCGCCGCCGTGACTGGTCTTGAGATCGGGAAGTACCCGGTCGAGATGCTGAGGCACGAGCAGCATTCGTTCGTGTTGGCGACGCCTGACGCATGGTTGGCGAACCAAGAGTTGTTGGAGGCGAAAACGACGACTTGGATGATGGCGAAGAAGCTCGGTGAGGAAGGTAGCGACGCTGTTCCAACCGAGTGGCTCATGCAGGTGCAGCAGCAGATGGCCGTCACCGGCGCAGAGCGTGCTCACGTGGCCGTGTTGCTAGACGGACGGACGCTCAAGACGTTCGTTGTCGAGCGTCATCAGGCGCTAATAGAGCGCATTATCGCTATCGAGTCCGAGCTATGGGAGCGCATTCGGGACGGCGATCCGCCTGAGCCAACATGGTCGCACGCGCGAACGCCAGAGTTGATAAGGCAACTGCATCGGGGCGTAGACACCGGTAGGGTCGTGGAGTTGACCGACGATGCCAGAAGTGCTTGGTCGAATTACGAATCGCTCACCAAGATGGCCAAGGAGATCGACGAGCAGCGCGAGGCCGAAAGGTCTCGCGTGCTGGCTCAGATCGGAGACGCCGAGTATGGCGACCTCGGCGATGGGTTTGTCATACGCCGCAAGTTGGTCGAGAAAACTCCCTATCGCGTCACGCCGAAGCCGTACATCGACATCCGAAAGATCAAACTCGAAAGATGAAAGGTTGAACGATGACTGCGAATAACACTACCGCTCCCGCGAATTCCGTGGCAAAACCGACCGGCATCAAATCTTTGATCGTCAGCGACGCATTCAAGGCACAAATCACCCCGGTGCTCCCCAAACATATAACGCCAGAGCGCCAAGTCAGGGTCGCTCTGACGACATTGGCGCGAACTCCGAAGCTCGCCGAGTGCGAGCCAGCATCGTTCTTTCAGTGCTTGTTGACGCTGTCTCAGTATGGATTGGAGCCGGACGGGCGGCACGCACACTTGATCCCATTCGAGAACCGCAAGCGGGGGGTCGTCGAGTGCCAGCTTATTATCGACTACAAAGGACTGGTCGATTTGGCGATGCGGTCCGGCAAGGTGGCAAACATCCATGCCGATACTGTCTGCGAGCACGACGAGTTCGAGTTTGACCGTGGCGAACTCAAGAAGCACAAGATCGACTTTCGTAAGCCGCGAGGTGCTGTTTATGCGGTTTACGCATTGTGCCGCTTCAAAGACGGCACGGAAAAGTGCGAGGTTATGACCCGCGACGAGGTCGAGTCTATTCGCCGTCGCTCGAAGGCCGGGACCAATGGTCCGTGGGTCACGGATTGGAACGAAATGGCGAAGAAGACCGTATTCCGCCGTCTCTCGAAATGGTTGCCGTTGTCTTCGGAATTCCGAGACGCCGTCGATGCCGATGACGACACGCTGATCGACACCTCGCGCGTCGTGCATACCACAGTTGATGCGCCGGCTCCAGAAGCGAAAACACGATCCGACGAACTCGCCGCGCTGTTGATGAGAAATCAATCTTCGGATGTCGGCGAGGAGTCGCAAGAGGAATCGGTCGATGGCAACGATGCGGTTTCGTACTGGCTCGGTGTCATCGCCGAGGCTCGCGACCGTGCGGCACTGATTCGCAAGCACGAGCGGTTTGACAGCGTCCGAGCAGACCTGACGACCGAGGAGCAAGAGCAGATCGAGGCCGCGTTTGCGGCACGTATGGCCGCATTCGGCGAGACGACACCACGACGCGAGACTTGATGGGTCTATGTAATCGGAACGAGAGGGCGGCTAGATAGCAGCCGCAATATCTGAGGCACGCGATGTTCCACAGAAGGTTCGCCAGATTCGGCGACAACTCGAAGTATGGAAAGCGTCACAGGCCTGGCGAGATGAACTCGACCGAGGCGAAGTACGCGGAGCATCTGCAAGCGCGGAAACTCGCTGGCGAAGTGATCGAGTGGCTGTTCGAGCCAGTGACGCTCAAATTAGCGACCGACTGCCGCTATACGCCGGACTTCCTCGTTCTGCACGCCGACGGGACGCTTGAGTTCGTGGACGTGAAGGGCGGCGGCCCGATGGACGAGAAGTCGCGTGTGAAGATCAAGTGTGCGGCGGAGAAGTTCTTCTGCTTCCGGTTTTCCATAGCGAAAACCCGTCCAAAGCGCGATGGTGGCGGTTTCGCGATGGAGCAGTTCTGAGAGGTGGCGGAATGAGGATCACGGAACAGGTGCGAGATGTCCTGATGGATGCCAGTCGCCGCATCGAGCGTATTGGTAGGCGTCAGCACAGGCCGTCGCCGACGGTTGACAAAGCGTTGGTCTTGCTGGCCGAGTTGCGTTCGCAGGTGGCTGATGATACGCGGGGCCGTGATCGCGTGCGCGCAATTGCTGACGATTGATTGCACGATTGATTGTGCGCGCGCGATTAGGTAGTAATCAGAGGGAATTGATCATGCCGAATCGCGTCGTGCGAGAGGGGATCATTGACAGCCCTAGGATAGAACAGCTTGTCAGAGAGGTAGGCTGGGCAGGAGAGGTTTTTTATCGGCGTTTGCATCAAATTGTTGACGATTACGGTCGCTTCGATGGTCGCCTTACCATGTTGAAGGCGCGGGCCTTCCCGACTGTGATGGACCTAGTTCGAGACGCCGACCTGGAACGATGGATCGCTGCGTGCGTGAAGTCCGGCCTGGTACGCGTCTACGAAGTCAAAGGCCATCGTTATCTGGAACTGCTCGACTTCCGACAACAGGTACGCGCCAAGACGAGCAAATACCCTGATCCTCCACAGTCTGACGCAGACGATCAGCATTCGCTAAGCATGCGAGAAACGCATGCTCAGCAGACGTTGTGCGCGCGAGACGCACCTGCGCAGCAGATGCTAAGCACGTGCGCAGCAGATGCGCACTTAGACGAAGACGAAGTCGAAGACGTAGTCGAAGGCGCTAGTAATAAAGGTGGTGCAGAGCAGAAACAGCTTGTCGTGCTCTCGCCAGCGTCGCCGTCTCCAGTGCTGCCGTTCGAGTCCGAGGAGTTTCGGCAGGCTTGGTCGGACTTCGTGTCCATGCGCAAGGAGATCAAGAAGCCGCTGAGGCCAACGGCCACAAAGGCGATGCTCAAAAAACTTCAAGCGGCGGGGGAGCAACTAGCCATCGAGGCTCTTCGAGAGTCCACAGCCAATCAATGGCAGGGCGTTTTCCTGCAAAAAGGGGGCAATCATGGATCGGGAGCAAGCCGCGCCGCGAGCCTATTTGAGCGCGAACAGCAACGCGAACAGCAGCAACTCAACGTTATCGCGAAGTGGGCCTCAGAGCGATCGCTGCCCGCCCGCTGAATTCGCGCGAGCGATGGCGCACCTCTGCGAGATGAAGCGCACCGCTCATCTCACGAGGACTCAGCTAACGGCCTGGCATAGCGTATTGGGCGTGTTCGACACCGACATCGTGAACGCCGCGATGCTGGAGCTTTCGCTCACAGAGAGCAGATTCCCAGAACTCGGCGAGTTGTACCAACTCTGCCGCGAAAAATCGTTCAGGTGCGGTCGCCGGGAGCGTCCGTACTCGCCGCATGGACAAGGCGAGAAGGACGCCACAAGGCCGACGACCAACGAGATAAGGGAGATCGCCGCGAGGTTCGGGTTGAAGGTTCCGTGAAAGGTGGCACTATGATGACTGAGGCTGAAGTAAATTTGCTGAGACCGGAGATTGCCGGTTTGCTGCGGAAGGTTCCCGAATCATGGGCCGAGTTCGCGTCAGATTCGCTGACTTCGATTCATGCGGACGCTCTGTTTCTGTTGACGGCGGCGGGGTTGGTGGCGCGGCGCATCTGGGTTCGCGCGAAGATGGCGAATCACGACACTTGCTTTCAGTGGCGGTTTCAGGTGACTGGCGAGGGCGGCTACGCAAAGGTTGCGGAGGAGGTTGCGCCGGTGTTGTACGAGACGTGGGCTGATGCGTGGCGGAAGTGGCGCGCTGGGGAAACCCGCGACTGTTGCCCGTTTATTATCACGGGAATCGAGCCTCAAGAGTGGCGGTTGACGAAGCGCGGAATACGCTCCCGCGATTTCATTGGAGATTCGGAACTGCCGCGCCCAGCTGTTGAGGGCTACGGTGGGATTCTGGAGATATGGAAGTTGGGCCGAATAGCCCCGTCGGTGAAAGATGCTGGCGGCTGGGACTGGCCGGATGGCGCGGACAGCTTCAAGAAAGCGTTCAGCACGACGGCGACGCCGCTGCTGGGGCGGCTAGTTGCGCCGAGTAAGCGCGAACCGGCGGGTCCGGACTCCTAAACGTCAACTTTCCGACCCGACCTCAATAAATGCGTCTATAGGCGTCGCCGGTCATTGCACGAGGGTTGAGTCGCGTTTTCGATTTGGATGCGTTGTGCGCAAACGTCGTGCGTTTGGCGCGGTCTTGGTTCAAGAGCCGGTCGTAGTCGTGTCGAGCACGAGATTGGAGAGGTTGTGCTGTAGCTGCAGGCGGTCGGCACGCTGTCAGGCGCATGGATACCGGCGGGCGACTCGGAGCAAATCGGAGAGAATCGGAGAGAGTCGGAGAGAGTCGGAGCAAATCGGAGAGAATCGGAGAGAGCAGTCGAGACCTCGCGGCCTGGCTCGCCGCTAGTCTCGCCAGTTCGATCAGCGAAATTTCCCGCGAAATTCCGCGATTTCCAGAAATTTTGAAAATTTTTCGATTTTTTCTTGCCGATGCTCTTGACTAATGGTTCTGCAATCGCCAAACTATTGCCCAGACGGTTGGCGATGTGGCTGACCGAAAACAAACCGGCGGCAACGACCGCCACAACGCGAGGAGAGAGACATGGACAAGGCGGCAGTTATTGAGCTAGAGAAGATCGGAGGAAACAAGCCCTGGGTCGCGCGAATTGTCGGGACCGACCCGAAGTACGGACTAGCCCGCGAGTTCGTTGACGGCGCGGTTGACTACAGCCGCGCAAACCGCCCCCGCACGCGCGGGGTTTACTACACATACTACTTGAAAAACGGCTACTACGAGGTCAAAGGCGGCCACTCTTGGGGGCACGCGAACGACAGGAAGTTCGTTCGCGTAACGTCCGGCAAGGTCGAGCCGGCGACGCTACAAGAAGTGCTGGAGTCGATTCAGAGGTCGTAGTGCGACCACGAAGCTACAAGTTTCCAATCCGCCGCCCGCTGATCGGCGGGCGGCATATCTAACCCAGGCGGCTAATGGCCGCCACATAAGAGGAGGAGAGAAAATGTTCTCAGAGAAGGCCCGCGAATTGTTGATGCAAGTTGCCGACCGCATCGAGCGGTCTCCTGAGTCGTATGACCAGGGTGATTGGTGTCGCGATACCGAGCACGGCACTATTGCCAACATTGCAGCGCACATCTGCGACATCGCAGGTGTGCATAGTCTCACGCCAGACAGCGGATTCAGGTGGGCGGAAAACGCCCGCCGGGCACTCGGCGTCGCCGACATCGGGCCGCTGTTTCGTTGGGAATTTCACCCAACGATGGGCATGTCCGCGTACCTGCGGCTAATTGCCCGCGAGGGTCAGTTCCGGCTCCTCGCGCCAGAGGAAGAGCCGGACGCGGAGACCAGGAACGTAGTCGCTCACTGCATTCCGCGTGAGCGGATTGAGAGTGTTCCATCTCCCACTGAAGAACCCAACGCCTCGGTGCGGCGGAAAATCGCCCGCCGCATCCCTGAGGAGCGGCTGAACAAGCTCCTCGCACCCGCCGAGGAGCCAGATTCGGAGGTGAGATGGACTGTCGCAAACCGAATACCCGTTGAACTTCTGCCAAGGCTCTTAACTCCCTCCGAGGAGCCTGAAGCGAAAGTGCGGTGGGAAATCGCCCACCGCATTCCGGCGGAGCGAATCGCGCACATGCCGTCGGAGGACGAGGAACCAAGCAAAAATGTGCGCTGGGTTATCTCCCAGCGCCTCGGCCAGTGACACGCCTCCCGGCGTGTGCGCCCCGAGCGCCGGTAGCTCGATCCATCGGGGCGCTTTCTTGCGAGCGGGTGGTCCGCACGCGACATCACCACACAAAACCAGGCGGCAACGACCGCCACAACGCGAGGAGAGAGATATGAAGACCAAGACCACGACACTAACGGAAGACATGATCCGAGAACTCGGCAGCATGGTGACCCGCGACGATTCGGGGCGGCACTTCACCGAGTGGTCGCGACACTATGAGGATTTGGAAGCCCTTGGGCTGGTGGAAATTCACCGGCCCATACACGAATCAACCGGCGTGGACTATGCGCCGGAGTATTGGACAGTCGAGGTCACGGCGGACGGCCAAGAGATCGTCGAGGCCCACCCGGAGTTGTGGCCCGACGCTGAGTAGTTTCAATCCGCCGCCCGCTGATCGGCGGGCGGCATATCTAACAACCAACGGCGGCTAATGACCGCCACAGGCGAGAGGAGTAGACATGAACACATACGACGGACCCTTCTATTGCTGCTCGTTTTGCGTGCATCAGCACAAAGATTTCTGCACTACATCACTCCAAGATTTCGCGGAGCGGTTGGTTGATGTGATAAGAGAACTAGAAGGTGATGTATGGTTCGCGGCCCACGTCCTGCCGAAGAGAACGGTCGGATGGGTCGCAGATTGCGACCAGTTCGACGATGCTGGAACCGGTTATCACCCCAGCGAGGACGGCGCAAAGGCGGCGTTCTGGAGAGAAAACACGTTCTCCGAAAGTGAACGCGAGCGGGTTTGTGTCTATGCCCGCGAAGTAGAAATTGGGCCGGACGAGGTGATAAACGCACTTCGCATGGCCTTCGGAGGCTACAGCAGCCCCGCGCTCGGAATCGAGGCGCTCGCATAGCCTCCAGCCCGCTGATCGGCGGGCGCGTTGTTGCCTTTGTCGGTCGGTGCGTCGCCGATCGCGGAATCTGAAACACCGGCGGCGATGGCTGCCACGATACGAGGAGAGAGTCATGGAGTATTACGAATACAACGACGGTCGCCGGCCCGGTTGCCGTCACCCGCGATTATACCTCGCCAAAGGCGGCGAGGTACGCAAGTTTACCGGGGAGAATATCCCAGGATTTTGCGCTGTTGCAACTTCTGAGTATGATAAGGCGGGCAAGTGGTCTAACACAGACTACCGGCTCGTGCTCGCCCCCGGTGTGCGACCGCTCTACTTCCTCTCGCCACTGCACGGCATGTGGGGCGACGACCTCGCCTCGTGGGGCGAGGTTGCCGAGAAGTTGGGCCTGCCAGTCGAGGTGGCCCAGGCCGTGGTCCGCGAGGAGTACCCAAGCACGGCAGAACGCCTCGACAAGTTGGAGGCGTTCACTTCGGAAATAGAGTCCGAGGGCGTGACCACAGAGACGGTCGTCGTCTCATTCGGATCGCCGACCAACCGCGCGATCAGCGCGGGATACTGGTCGCTGCCGAAGAGCGGCTGGACCACGGATGGCCGGACTGTGACCGTGAAGCCCGGCCAGCGCGCGAGCGGTGGACCAGACTGGTCGGCCCCGGAAGTGGTAGAGCCGGTGGGCGCGAAGGTTCTTTCGTCCCGGCACAAGCCGGGGATACACGGCGGCTACTGGTCCGTGGAAGTTCTGGTCCCAATCGCCACCAATGAACCAGAAGAGTAATTGGATTTCGCGGCGTTGCTGACCGCGATATTTGAAACCACGGCGGCCAGTGCCGCCACAAACATGAGGAGAGAGATATGAAAAAGTTCTTGTTTGTATCGCGTCACGAACCCACGGCTCGCCAGCACGAGCTGGCTGCCGAGAAAGGGATCAAGCTCGTCCACGTCGGTGATGTGGATGCGTTCGAGGGGGACGTGTCCCACTTGTTCCCCAAGTGGGACGGCCCCGACAGATGGACAGTTGGCGACGAGACCCACGCCGCCTACGAGAAGTGGGCGGCGGAAGAGAAGGTGCACGGTGTGATCGTCGTGCACCCGGCGTTGGCGCTCCGGCTGATCCCTGGCCTCGTTGTTGGTGTCTTTGAAAACGCGAATCGCGCGGCGCCTGGAGAACCGCCGAAGTTCGAGGCTAAGGCGCTGCACCTTTGGTCGGATATGACGCACCTCGACGGAGGTGTGGCCATAATCGAGAAGGTTGACAGGGTCTAGCGCTAACTCTCCTCCCGGCGTGTGTGCCCCGAGCGCCGGAATCTCGCCATCATCGGGGCATTTTCTTTCGAGCGGGCGGTCCGCTCGCGCTATGGACTAGCGACGGCCTCTGTGCCGATCTGCGATTCTTACAGCAAGTGGGAGGAGATATGTTGCTTTCTCACATGAAGGCGGTCACCGGGGCCGTCTTCATCGAGACTCGCGAAGAGAAGCGGCTAATGGCCAGCCTGTTTTCTGAACTGGCTGGTATCGCCAAGGAATTCGCGGTCGTCGCCGCGCCGAACGGCGTTGTCCGTTCCTTCAGAGTTGTCGGTGGCTCTGTGTCCACCAGCAAAGAACCGCTGGTGAGTCCCGCCGGTGGCCAGATGACGCTTATCGCGGCCTATGAGTGGGTCGCTGCGTCGCCAAAGCGAGTGCTAGTCGTCCAGGACTGGCACGTTCTAGCGAACACGCCGGTGCACTGGAGGCTAGTGTCGGACTACTTGTCCCGATGGCAGAACCCGGCGGGCAGGCATCCCGGAGAACCGCCATCGCTGGTCGTATTCGTGGGGCCAGCACTGACGCTGGACTCGAACAACCCTCTAAAAGGGCTGCTGCCGATTCTTCAGTTCGACCTCCCGTCCCGCGACGATTTACGGGCGGTAGCAAGCGGAGTCGCTGAATTGCCCGCTGGCGCCGCCGGAGAGGCGCTGGTTGATGCTCTGTGCGGCCTGACTGCGGACGCCGCCGAGCAAGTCTGCGCTGAAACGGTGGCTCGCGGCCAAGGCTGGAACCTGGATTCACTGCTATCCGGCAAGCGGCAAGTGCTACGCGAGAGTGGTGTCAACCTGCTCCCGCCCGTGAAGCAGATCGGCGGTCTTGGCCGCCTGACAGGTTTCGTTCACAGCGAACTCATCCCGTGGTTGCGCGATCCGATGCTCGCCGAGCGACGCATCCTCTTGTACGGCATGATGGGGTGCGGCAAGAGCTTGTTTGCCCGCTGGTTGGCCGGGCAACTTGGCTGTCTCGTTGGCGAAACCTCGATGTCTAGCCTGAAGGCTGGCATCGTCGGTGCGTCTGAGGCGAACCTGCGCCGCGCGCTGCGCATAGCCGACGAGATGGGGAGGCACGCACCGTACATCATGTTGCTGGACGAGATTGATACCATTCCGCGTGATGGGCTGGATGGTGGCACTTCCAGCGGGATGATGCAGATTCTCTTGACCACGCTCAACGATTGGTTGAGCACAGGTCAGAACCAGGTGATCGTTGTCGCCACGGGCAACGACTTGGAGAGGCTTGATCCGGCTTTGGAGAGTCGGTTCACGAGCCGCTGGTTCGTAGACTTGCCGACGTATTCTGAGCGGCGCGAAATCGCCGCACTGCACTTCTCTCAGTACGGCTGCGTCAACGTCGATTGCGCAGCAAAGCTGGTGGCGGAACTGACCGAAGGATACTCCGGGCGTGAGATCGGAATGGATATCTGCCGATCTGCGGCTCGGCTCTCCAATCGCAAGCTGGACTCCGACACTGTGCGACTGGCAGTCAAGAGGACAACGCCGGTGAGCGTTACACAGCCGGAAAAACTCAGCAAGATGCGGTCAGCAGCCGCGTCTCTGCGCAAGGCAAACAACGAGGACGACGGTGTAGACCCTAGCCCTACGCGCAGGGTCATGGCATAAGGAGAACAACAATGCTGAAGAGATTCGATTGCGATAGGACGTGCCCGATGGCTCACGAGCACTTCTGTCGGTTCAATGCGGTCTTCGAGAAGCTCGGACCTACTGTGGTGGATAGCCATACGGCTACCATCAAGACCGAGTTTCGCGACATGGATACACTCGCCGCAGCCGTCAAAGCGCTCGGCGGAAGCGTGCTCGGAATGGGCACGCATCGGCTTTACTCGGAGAGCAAAGCGGGCTTCGGCTTCACGCTGCCGGGCTGGCGATACCCGATCATCTGCCAGTCGGACGGAACGTTGGCCTTCGATGCTTACAACGGCGCGTGGGGCAACGTCGCCGACTTGGAACGGCTCAAGTCGGAATACGTCATCGCAACCGCTGAGATGGCCGCACAGGCTCAGGGCTGGTTGACGGAGCGCAACGGCGGGACGCTCACAATTCACCACCCGTCGGGCGGAACGTTGACAGTCACCGCGAACGGAGCCGAGGCGATTGGATTCCTTGGAACAGGATGCCATGAGGCTCTGATGAGTCTGAACCTGCCGATGGCGGAGCTAGTCGCCAAGCCAGAATACACACAGGCAGCCGTCGAGGTGCGGCAAGGAATCGCGTAATTACACCCGAAGCGCTGGCGGGTTGAGACCAGCGCAAATCTCCAACCGAGTGCGGGAGCGATCCCGCGTTGTTGGCCCAGCTAGGCTGTTCGGAGTCTTTCCCCGATGAATCGTCGGGCGAGAGCGCACCGACTTGGTCGCCATGAAATCCGGGCGGAAGCGATTCCGGACGCATGAAGGCCGGACGTAGTGGCAATCAGGAAGGCGAGGACGGATGGCCGCAATGGAGTCACACAGAGGATTGAAACGCCATCGTCGTAGTCGTCCAAAGAGTTGTCCGACTACTCCTCTGTCGCTTCAATCTGTGGGCCAGAAAGTAGGCGTTGTGCGAATCGCGAAAATCCCCAAGGGGGGCGGTAAGCTCAGGACGATTTACTGCCCCAACTCAAAAGAGAAACGGCAGTATCGCGCGCTGCTGCCGAAGCTCCACGAGCTACACGCAAAGTTGGTGGAGCAGCACGGGACTCGCGGGGTGGCACACGCCTTCGTGCCTAATCGCAACCCCGTGACCTGCGCGCTGCCGCACTGCGGATTCAAGGTCACGGTGAGCTGTGACCTGTCGAACTGGTTCGACAGTGTGACCATGAAGAACCTGCTCGATGCCGGATTCCCGCCGGAATTGGCCGAGGCGGTGACGCTGCCGGATGAGCAAGGCGTTCGGCGACTGCGCCAAGGACTGCCAACGTCGCCGGTCGCGGCCAACATCGCCGCCGTGACGATGGACGCGGACATCCTGTGGTATTTGAGCAATATCAGGCGGAATTCGCAGGATATCTGCCACACCAACTTCGACTTCACCTATACACGCTACGCGGACGACATCAATGTGTCGTTCACCGTGGATTTCGATGATGACGGCATCCGCGTATTGGTGCAGGCGATTGTGAAAATGGTCGCCATGTACGCGGCGATGCGTGGCTGGACCGTCGCGGAGCACAAAACGCGCGTACAACGCGCCGAGGCCGGGCGGCGGATCATCGTTGGGATCGCGGTCGATGACTATATCCACGCCACGCGCAAAACCCGGCGCAAGCTGCGCGCGGCCAGGCATCGGGCAGCGCTATGCAAAGGCCACAAGAAGCGAAACAAGGCAGCGATGTCCGCAAGTGGGCTGGCCGAGTGGGCGGCCTGTAAGCTGCCTCGATTGTGTCGCGGGACGCGGCAAGTGATGGGCGTCTTGGCTTCGATCAGCGCGAGCGCACCGCAGGCCACGACAACCGAAGCGCCGAGACTGGCTGCCTACTCTGGCTCTGGTCGTGGAGTGCTTGTCGAGGTGAAGGACGAAAAGCTATGAATAGTGTGTCATACGAGTTATTGATGTCGGCAATCCAAGCTGTGGAGATCGAATGGGCGAGTATGTGCCCACGTCTCTTCACGCAGGCCGAAGTGCCGGATGCCAAGCTGCGGCGGCTAATCGCCGAGAAAATAGAAGCGGAGCGATTGGAACGCATACTAACGCCACAGGAAGAGCCGGACGAAGCAGTGCGGATGATGGTCGCCAGCCGCATTCCGGCGGAGCGTATTGATCGGCTGACTACAGTGGAGGAAGAGCCGGACAAAAAGGTTCGGCGTATTATCGCCCAGCGCATCACCGCCGAGCGGCTAACCAAGCTGCCCACCACTGCCGAAGAGCCTAGCGGAGCGGTGCGGCGCTACCTTGCCGAGCGCATCCATGAGGATCGAATCGTAATACTGCCGTCACCGCAGGAAGAACCGGACGTGCGCGTGCGACTCACTATCGCGGCACGCATTCCGCCGGAGCGTCTGGAACGGATTCGCTCACCTACTGAGGAGCCTGATTTGCAAGTTCGGTTCGCTGCCGCCGAGCGCATCCCTGCGGATCGAATCTTACGCATCCCGTCACCGCAGGAAGAGCCGGTCCCATCGGCGCGATTGTTGATCGCCTCGCGAATTCCAGAAGAGCGGATGGATAGGCTGCTCAGCATAGATGAAGAGCCGGATTCGTGGGTGCGGAGCAAAGTCGCCGAGCGCATCCCTGAGGATCGAATCATAAGACTGCCATCACCGCAGGAAGAACCGGACGGATTGGCGAGGTGGATGGTCGCTCGCCGCATACCAGCGGAGCGTCTGACGCGGCTTCCCACATCCGCTGAAGAACCCGACGTGCACGTGCGACTCTGGGTCGCTCGCCGAATTCCGGTGGATAGATTGGAGCGGCCACTTACGATGGAGGAAGAGCTGGACCAAGCTGTACGACAAGTCGTCGCCGACCGCGTGCCTGCGGAGAGAATCGTCCGCATTCCGTCGCCGGACGAAGAGCCGCAATGGCGCGTTCGGCTGGCAATCGCTAAGCGCATCCCTGTCGAGCGGCTGGAACGGCCACTCAAGATTAAGGAAGAGCCGTACTACCACGTGCGACGAACCGTAGCCGACCGCATTGGCTCGTCGAGGTGAGGGACGATAATCGAAACCAATAGCTAATGGTGTGATATATGAGCAGGGTGTCGTCAGAGTTGGCGAGGCGTGTCATCCAAGCGGTGGAGTTCGAGCGAGCGATGATGTGCCCGCGTCTACTCACGCCGGCTGAGTCGCCGGATGTAGCGATGCGGCGGCTGATCGCCGATAACATCGAATCCGCGCGCTTGGAGCGCATACTAACTCAACAGGAGGAGCCGGACGAAACGGTACGTTGGACTGTTATTGTCCGCATCCCTGCTGATCGTATTTTCCGCCTGCTTGGCCAGAGTGAAGAGCCGAACGCGCTGTCGCGGTGGCAGGTGGCAAATCGCATCCCCGCCGAGCGCTTGCATCGGCTCATTACGCCGACCGAGGAGCCGGAAGAAGGTACGCGGTGGGTTGTCGCAGTCCGTATCCCATCCGAGCGGTTGGTCAAGCTGCCTACCCCTGGCGAAGAACCGAGCAGGAAGGTGCGGATTCGCGTGGCCGACCGCATCCCTGTCGAGCGGCTGGAGCGGCCCCTCACTGAGGACGAAGAACCAGACCAAGCTGTACGACAAGTCGTCGCCGACCGCGTGCCTGCGGAGAGAATCGTCCGCATTCCGTCGCCGGACGAAGAGCCGCAATGGCGCGTTCGCCTGGCAATCGCCCGCCGCATTCCTGTGGAGCGATTGGAATGGCAACTCACACCTGCCGAGGAGCCGGACCAAGATGTACGTCAGGCCGTAGCCGACCGCATTGGCCGGAATCGACCCGCAACGGAGGATCAATATGATTAGGCTGAATCTGAAATCCACGGTCATCAGGGCCGCGTCCAAGCCATTGCGGAAGGACTTAGCGGCGGTGCAACTTGTACCAAGCGCCAACGAGGCCGAAGCGTTCGCCGCCGCGACTAATGGTCTAATCCTAGCTGTCAGCAGGGAAGCCACGAAGATCGACCGCCGCGTGTTTATTCCAGCCAGCGTCTGCCGGAGCAAGGCCGGCGAGGTTGAACATGAAATCCTTTACGACGAGACAAATAAACAGTGGTCTCGAAACTCATGGAATCGCAGGCGGAAAAAGAAAGTAGTTACCGCACCTGAAAAGGGGCGGCGGTTCCCGCGAACGCAGGACGTGTTGCCGAATGTCAGCGGCGATACGCACATCGCCGTGACGCTGGACGCCAAGCAGTTGGCGAAACTCGCCAGCGCGATGGGAACCAACAACGAGGAGAGTGATATCACGCTCTTTATCCCAGTACCAAAAAGGGGCGAGTTTTACGGACCGATCCCAGCGGTTCAAATATCCGATTCAACAAGCATTGGGGCCATTGCTGTGGTCTGTTCCAATAGTGACCGCAATAACTCTTTCGCGGCCTACAACAGGCTGCGTGATGAGTACGTTTCGGCTGCTAACGCAGCCGAGTGAAAGCGACGCCAGCACGTCTAACCCGGCGGCGCTGGCCGCCACGACAATGGAGAGAATTATGGAATACAACTTCCCGAAAGAACGGTTGCAGCGACCTATAACCAAGTATGAGGAGCCTGATGCTGACAAGCGGTGGAGGGCCGCAATCCATGTCTCTACCGAGCACATAAACCGGCTATTGACTCAGGACGAGGAGCCGCAATCTCTGACGAGGTGGCATTTGGCGTTCTGCATCCCAGACGTTCGCCTAGTCCGCCTGCCGTCGCCGGGCGAAGAGCCTGATGAGCGCACGCGCAAGCTGATTGCCAAGCGCATCCCGGCGGAGCGGCTGGAGCGAACGCTAACTCCAGACGAGGAGCCAGACCAAGTCACACGACGAACCGTCGCCGAACGTCTTCGCGAGCACTGACCGTATCACCCAGGCGGCCTGTCCAGCCACAAACCACAAGGAGCAAGCCATGAACTACGATCATTTGCCTACGCCACAAGAGGAGACAAACCCGGCTGTTCGGCTGGTGATTGCCGAACGCATACCAGAGGAGCGGCTGACCCGCCTCCTCACACCAGAGGAAGAGCCGGACGCGGATGTGCGGCGGACTGTCGCCCAGCGCATCCCGGAGGAAATGTTGATGCGGCTCCCCGACCCGGACGATGAACCGGACTGCAAGGTGCGGCGCGTGGTCGCCAAGCGCATCCTGCCGGAGTGGCTACTGCGGATTCCCGCGCCCGACGATGAACCGGACGAAGTAGTGCGGTGGCTGGTCGCCATCCGCATTCCGGTTGAGCGGCTGATTCAGTTGCTCACACAGGCTGATGAGCCGGACGTGCAGACGCGGTGGATGGTCGCTCGCCGCATCCCGGTGCAGCGTATTGATTGGGTTCCTACGCCGGAGGAAGAGCCGAACAACGTCGTCAGGCTTGTAGTTGCCGAACGCCTCGGCTGGGGCTGGCCACTTCTCCCAGAGTAGCAGTAGCTTCCATCCGCCGCTCTCCGAGCGGACCAACGCAGCCCCGGCCAGAGCATGACTGGTCGGGGTTATTGTTTCCCGCGCATCACACGGCAGCGGTTGCACGTGGTCCTTCTTGCGGAATGTGCGGTTGAAGAATAAACTGAACAAGCGTGTCGATCCCTCTCTGGAGAAATCGCGTTACACGAAGAGACGGCTGCTTGGTTCTTATTAAGCAACGGAGTCCCGCACAGATGCCGCTAGCGCAAATCGGTGAAGCCGTACAGGCCGCGAACAAAGTGCTCGACCAATCCGCCCAATATGGATTTCTCGGTTACGCGCTGGCTGTGGTTTACCTCACGATGATCGGCGGACTCGGCCTGCACTTCTGGAAGGTGGTGCTGCCAGAACGCGATGCTCGGATCAAATCTACGCAGTCAATGAACGAGTGTCTGGCGACACTAAGCCAGCAGTCGATTAGGACTACGGCAGTCCTGGAGTCTCAAGAAGCGCTGTTGCAAAAGCTGGACAACCGGCTGTCAACGATTGAAAACGCCGTCGAGCAGCATCGCTGTGAGTGGCGCGAAGCCAATCTGCCAAGACGCGCGTCATCGGCTCACGCGTGAGTTAGCCATGTCACATCGTCGCACGAACAGCAATAAACACCCGGCATGGAATATCCTCG